CCGTGAGCTTTGGACAGCGGTCAAGGATTTGAAAGAAGACTTGTCTAAACTGTCTGTTGAGCTACCCAAGACTTATGTCACGCGGGACGACTACCGGTCAGACCTTAAGGAAATCAAAGACATGCTAGGTAAAATCTTTGATCGGCTTGAGAATAAGGCAGACAAGTAATGCCTAGCACAAGCAAAAAGCAGCATAACTTCATGGCGGCTATTGCCAACAACCCTTCCTTTGCTAAGAAGGTGGGTGTTCCTCAATCTGTAGGCCAAGACTTCAGCGCTGCTGACAAAGGCCGCAAGTTCGCTAAAGGCGGTGATACTATGGCTACCAAAGGTGTTAACCCATTTGCTCAGTTTAAAAAAGCTGGGAAAGCTGTAGAAGCTAAGGGCAAGCCCAAAATGGGCATGAAGATGGTTGGTATGGCTAAGGGTGGATTTACCAAAGAGGCTGATGGGGTTGCTCGTAAAGGCAAGACAAAAGCAACGCAGATCAAAATGAAATCTGGCGGCGGCTGCTAAGGACTATCATGGCAAAACCTGTAAATGCAATGACGGGGGATGCCCCGGACGGCCAAAATCCAAACAAGAAGTATGTTCCTGAGAAGCAGGGGCGGTTTAAATACACCCCCCCTCCTCCTCCTAAGCCTGACCCACGGGACGCTGAAATCTTTACAGAAGAGAAGCTTCGCCGTTCAGGTGGCAAGATGAAAGAGCCGCCAATGGGTCTTGATAGCAAGAAGAGGGGTGGAGTTATTAAGCGCCGCTTTGCCTCTGGCGGTGAAATCATGGATGAGTATGACGGCGCTATAGGCCGGGGTACTGACACTCCTGACAAGAAGATTGCCCGTGAGAAGTCAGACGCTGCTTATGAAAGCGATGCTGCTGACAAAGCTGCTGGCCTTAAAGCTTCTAAAGACGAGCCTGTAGGCTTCTTTAAACGCTTGATGATGGGCAACATTGACAAGCCTGGGTCGGAAGCCTATGAGAAGCTTGGTGCTGGTCGAGGCAAAGCTGCTAGGGAATCTGCGGCTGAAGCGGCTCGGGAAAGCGGGCAAACTGCTGAGCGATACAAGCCTGCTGCCGTTGAGTCTGAAAAGCCTGTAGCGCCTGTAGCAAGCAAGCCAGACAAGTATTCGGATTCCGGAGACAACGGTGACGTAGGTACTATTGAGTACAGTCCTGTCAATAAACCCACTGTTAAGCCAACTGTTCGACCGACTATCTCCTCGTCGGATAGGTCAATGCCTTCCGTTAGCGCGGGAAACCCCCGTGATGCCGAAAAAGGCATGAGCCGTGGAAGGCGAGACACCGATACTCGGAACGCAGAACAAGGCATGAGCCGTGGGACTAGAAACACCAACATTGATATGGCCGAAGGCCCAACGTATAACGGCCCGCGTACCGGCCCAGAAAAGAAAGCTGCTGCTGTAAAGGCAAAAATCCCAACATCTGCTGCATCAAAAGCCCCGGTTTCAACAAAGGAAAGCACATCTGGGCCTAGTAATATTGAACGCATACTAATGGCAACTGGTGTTGGTGCGGGAATTGGTGCGCTTGGGGTGGGTGGTGCTATGGGTGTTAAAGCCTATAAAGCCGCTCAACGGGCGAAAGAGTTGGACGCAGCAAAACGTTTTTCCCAAACGGGCGCTAAAGAAGTTGCTAAAGATATTTCCAAATACACTCCCAAACAAGAGTTGGAAGCTGGAACGTCGGCTATTCGTGGTTCAGTAACTCGCAGGGGCATTCGGGAAGAGCGGTCTAGGGCTGAAGCGGGAGCCCCCAAAGGCACTAGCTTTATGGAAAAGGCTGCGTCGAATAAACGCGGCACATCTTATAAAGACGACATGAAAAAAGGCGGCTCCATCAAGGCTTACGCCTCTGGTGGCTCAATCTCTGCTTCTAGTAGGGGTGATGGCTGCGCTCAACGTGGCAAAACTCGTGGAATGATGAGGTAATTATGAACAACTTTATGCGCCGTGGGCCATCCAATGATGGTGATGGCCCCCCCCCAGCAACGACACGGACTCCCGCAGATCATTTCACCAATCTACCTTCTGGAAGTGCAGCGCAAGTAAACGCAATGCGTAATGTCGTTGGTTTGCCAGCAACTGATGAAGCGGCAAACAAGGAAAAAGCAACAGACATGCTGCGTTCTATTGTTGGTTTAAACCCCAACACTAACAACTACTCATTGCAAGATGCTATTTCCCAGCTAAAGGGGGAGTACAAAGCCCCTGGTGGTATGCAAAACGCTAATTTGCAAAGTGCTTTGCAAGGTATGGGAGCTATGGGCAACGCCGGCCCTGGTATGCAAAGCATGGGGTCTATAGGTGCTCCCTTGGGGGCGTCTATTAAAGGCGGGCAAGGAATGGGGATTGCTGGTATGCAAGCTCCTACAGCCCCGCCGCCTGAAGTCCCTATGCCACAGGATCAGATGATGGCAGAAGGTCAAGGGGGCTTTAAACATGGCGGCAAGATTAAAGCTTATGCCAAAGGTGGTTCTACTGGCCGGGACGGTATTGCCCAACGCGGCAAGACTAAAGCCTTTGCTAAGGGCGGGTCAGTCTCTGCTTCTAGCCGGGGTGATGGCTGTGCCCAGCGGGGTAAGACCCGTGGCAGGGTAGTCTAATCATGCGAGCTAGCCGGGGCATGGGGGACATCAATCCCTCTAAGATGCCTAAAGGCAAACGAGTTCAACGTCGGGATAGTACTGACTTTGAGCAGTTTGCTGAAGGCGGCTCGGTTAGCCCAGCGTGGCAACGTAAGGAAGGCAAGTCTGAAAGTGGTGGTTTAAACGCCAAAGGACGGGCATCTTACAATAGAGCCAATCCGGGTAAGCCTGGACTGAAAGCCCCGCAGCCAGAAGGCGGTCCCCGTAAGAAGTCATTCTGTGCAAGATCGGCAGGGCAAGCTAAAATGTTCCCCAAAGCAGCTAAAGACCCTGAAAGCCGCTTAAACAAAGCAAGGCGCGTATGGAAATGCTGACCTGTACTCGTTGTAAGGTTGAGAAAGAGGGAACTCCTGTCTTTTTTCCATTGCACAACAAGAAGAAAAACGGATTAGACTCTTGGTGCAGGGACTGTCGAGCGGTCTATAGGAATGAAATTTGCAGGGGGCAATTCCGCGATGTTATTTCTGATGTAGGGCTTAAAGAACTTAAAGCAGAGATAACCGAATGTGTTATTTGTGGAGCTAATGAAAAGCTAGTCATTGACCATGACCATAACACTGGTAAGATTAGAGGACTGTTATGTGGGCACTGTAATAGGGGGCTCGGGCATTTTAGAGACGATCCTACTCTGTTAGAGTTTGCGGCGCAATATTTGTACGCATCTGTAGATGCCCCCGAATGGGACAAGTACAAAGAAGAACACATGGCGGAATAAATGGCAACTAAGGCAAAGTCAACTGTTAATGCAGCAGGCAACTACACTAAGCCTGAGTTGCGTAAAAAGATTGTGGCAAACGTAAAGGCAGCAGCTACACAAGGTACAGCCGCAGGGCAATGGTCCGGGCGTAAAGCCCAGCTTGTGGCAAAGAAATACAAGGCTGCGGGTGGCGGGTACAGGGACTAATGTGAAAGCCCCGCAGAAATCGCTGAAGGACTGGGGAGACCAGAAATGGCAGACCAAGTCCGGCAAGCCTTCATCCCAAACAGGTGAGCGGTACTTGCCCGCAAAGGCAATACAATCACTTAGTCCTGCTGAGTATGCTGCTACAACCAAAGCAAAGCGTATGGGCAAGGCCGCAGGCAAGCAGTTTGTAGCGCAGCCTAAACGCATAGCAAAGAAAACAGCAGGCTTTAGATAATGGCAACCTCTGGCACCCAAGCATTCAACCTAGACCTCAGCGAGATTGTTGAGGAAGCCTTTGAGCGTTGTGGGGCAGAGCTTAGGACTGGCTATGACTTACGCACTGCTCGTAGAAGCCTTAACCTACTGTTTGCTGACTGGGCTAACCGTGGCATTAACATGTGGACTATTGAGCAAGGGTCTATTACTCTTGTTCCAGGCACGGCGACGTATAACCTACCAATCTACACGGTTGATCTCATGGAGCATGTTATCCGCACCGGAGCAGGTAACGCTTCCACGCAGGCAGATTTAAACATCACCCGGATCAGCGTCTCTACTTACGCTACGATCCCCAACAAGCTAACCCAGGCTAGACCCATTCAGGTCTATATTGACCGGATCTCGCCTACGCCCACGATCACTGTCTGGCCCACACCTGACAACTCCCAGACCTACACGTTCGTGTACTGGCGGCTCCGTCGCATTCAAGACGCAGGCAGCGGTGTAAACACAATGGACGTTCCGTTCCGGTTCCTGCCCTGCATGATTGCTGGGTTAGCGGCATACCTCTCTCTGAAGGTTCCAGGGGGTCTAGAACGCAATCAAATGCTCCAGGCTCAGTATGATGCTGCCTGGGAGTTAGCGGCTGGTGAGGACCGGGAGAAGGCCGCAGTAAGGTTTGTTCCCCGGCAACAGTTTATTGGCTAATCATGGGTAACAGGTTTACTCAAGGTAAACGGGCTATATCGGAATGTGACCGGTGTGGTTTCCGTTTTAAGCTCAAGGATTTAAAAGAGCTTGTAATCAAGACTAAAAAGGTTAACATCCTAGTCTGTAACGAATGCTGGGAACAAGATCATCCGCAGCTTCTTTTGGGGATGTACCCGGTTGATGATCCTCAAGCTCTTCGTAATCCTAGGCCTGATCGTAGCTATGTTACTTCTGGGTTGCTGGTTACAAATTACCTAGGCGAAGGCAGCAGAGCTATTTATTGGGGGTGGAACCCGGTTGGTGGGTCTAGGCTGTTTACTGCGGAGCTAACCCCTAACCCTCTTGTTGCCGTTGGATCAATCGGCACTGTCACTGTAAGCACAACGTAAGGAACTATGATGAAATCAGATACGGCTCAAGATAAGTCCATGATCAAGAAAGCGTTTAAACAACACGACGCGCAGAAACACGGAGGCGGTAAAGGCACATCTTTGAAGTTGAAGAAGGGTGGTCCCACTACCGACGACCGCATGAAGTTTGGCCGCAACATGTCCCGCGCCAAGAACCAAGGAGACTAATCATGGCTAAGTTTAGTAAGAAGATGGGCGGCAAGGAAGTTGGGGATGCAGCGGTCTACGCTAAACCCCATACCATGACGGGTAAAGCAGTCTTAGCGGAAACTAACCCTGGTCAAGGGCCAAACCGCAGTAAAGCTGACACCCTTGATATATCTTTGGGTGCTCTTAGCAAGTCGGCAGGCAATGAGCCTATCAAAACCACTGGCATCAAAATGCGTGGTGCTGGCGCTGCTACTCGGGGCTTTATGTCCCGTGGGCCAATGGCTTAAAACATGAACTACACCGAATTGAAAGCCGCAGTAGAGGATTACTGCGAGAATACTTTTACTGCCACTGATTTCGCCACTATGACGGATTTGGCTGAGCAAAAGATTTACAACTCGGTGCAGTTGCCCTCCTTGCGTAAAAATGTGACTGGTAGTCTTACGGCTACTAATCAGTATCTTGCTTTGCCCTATGACTTCTTGTCAGTCTTTAGTCTTGCTGTAGTTGACGCTCTTGGGGCGTACACATACCTTCTCAACAAAGATGTCAACTTTATCCGCGAAGCCTATCCAATCCCAACGGACACAGGCACTCCTAAGTACTACGCGGTGTTTGGGCCTGATAGCTCAACCCTGCAAGAGCTAACGCTTATCCTTGGCCCGACGCCCAGCGCGGGCTTGGTGGCAGAGCTTCACTACTTCTACTACCCTGTCTCCATTGTTACAGCGAGCACTTCCTGGCTTGGTGACAACTTTGACTCTGCGCTGTTTAATGCAGTGATGGTTGAAGCTATCCGGTTTATGAAGGGTGAACCTGACATGGTTGCGCTGTACGCTGATGCGTATAAACAGTCGCTGACTCTTCTCAAGAACCTGGGTGACGGTAAGTTGCGTCAGGATGCGTATCGTAGCGGGCAAGTCCGCACTCAAGTTATCTAAGGAACTATCATGGCTTTTACAGGTAACGCTTTCTGCACTTCAGCCAAGGTTGGCTTTCTGACGGGGACATACACCCCGTTGGCCGACACAATGAAGATTGCTCTGTACACCAACTCAGCTACGCTGGACGCAACGACCACGATTTACACGACCTCCGGTGAAGTTGTTGGTACGGGGTACACGGCTGGCGGGAACACGCTAACTGGCAATGCCATTAGCTCTGGCGGCACTACCGCATGGCTTACCTTCAGTGATTCTTCTTGGACTACCGCTACTATCACGGCTCGTGGGGCGCTGATCTACGACAGCAGCCAATCCAACGCAGCAATTGCAGTCCTAGACTTCGGTGCTGATAAAGTCTCTACGGCAGGTACATTCACTGTCCAGATGCCG